TGAAGGCTTACAACGACAATAACTACTTCGACAGTTTTAAGATTGAAAGTAAGTGGACCTCCACCACTGCTTATGTTGTTAAGCGTAAGTCAGTAGACATCATTGTCTTTAGAGGCACACAGCAAGCCGCTGACTGGATTTGGAACGCCAGTGCTATCCCTGTACCGTATGCAGGTCGCTTTTGTCATGGTGGCTTTGCTACTGCTCATGCCTCTGTCTGGGGTCAAATTAAAAAGCTTATCGACTACAAGAAACGTACCCTAGTGTGTGGTCATAGTCTTGGTGGTGCTCTAGCAGAGCTAACAGCGGCTAAACTAAACAAGAAGCACCCTAACCTCAGCCTGATTACCTTTGGCAAACCTAATACATTCTTCAAGGGGTTCAAGCGTCCTATGGAGCTAGACGACCAAATCTCCTGCGTCATGGGCAGTGACATTGTGGCTAAGATACCAAGGTTCTGCTACGGGCCTTCTAAGTCACAGACAATGTTATACTTTGCTAATTCTGGTAAGAACTTTATAAACCCAGCCAAGAAGGACAAAGACGGTGGTGTATCTGATGCCATCTCTGACCACTTCATGGATGGATATAAATCAAGACTAAAAGGATTCATAGAGGAGCAAAAGAATGCGAATACTGATACTTAGCGCGATTGTTATGCTGTCTAGCTGTACTTCTATTGAGCAGGTCATGGATAACAAAGACCTGTACTGTAACCAGCTATACAAAGGTATGAGAGCGGTAGGTCGTTCTGCCTTGTCTGCTACCACTGGCGTAGTCGTTAGAGATGTGTGCGATACCATAGACGGCATTATTGCTGAAGAGAATATGCCAACAGATAAGGTTGGCGCATGATGAAATTAGGAGGCTTACTTAAGTCTCTAGCCCCCACGATTGCACAGGCAGCAGGTGGGCCAATGGCTGGAATGGCTGTAAAGATAGCTGCCTCCAAACTAGGGCTGCCAAGCAGTACAACTGCAAACGAGATTGAAGACCTTATAGAACGAGAGCCTGAAAAAGCAATTATTGTTAAACAGGCTGATGAAGAGTTTAAGAATCGTATTAAAGAAATGGAAATCGACCTTGAGTCTTTTAAGGTTGAGGTAGAAGACAGGAAGTCAGCGCGTGATGCTTTTGCATCGGACCTAACACCCAAAGTCTTTTCTGTACTAACACTTATTCTCTACGGGGCTTTTGTTCTTTTAGTTACTACAATGCCCCACGATCAGAATGACGAGACGATCATTAGTCTTGTTCTAGGGCAGTTGAGCGGAATCTTAGGTACTGCGGCAGCGTTTTACTACGGCGGAAGTAATGGAAAGAAGTAAAATGCAAAAGCTAATTGATATGCTAAAACGTCACGAAGGTGAGGTTAAGACTAATGGACGACATGTAATCTACAAATGCCCTGCTGGTTTTTATACCCTCGGTATAGGACGCAATGTCGATATGAACGACGGGGTAGGATTGTCCGATGATGAGGTACAGTACCTACTTGAGAATGATATAGAACGTGTCATCAAAGAGTTAAGCTCAGAGTACCCTTGGTTCAACGGCCTTGATGATGTACGTAAAGATGCTATTATTGACATCGGATTCAACCTCGGAGCCACGAAGTTACGTGGGTTTCGACGCGCCTTGACCGCTATGGAAGCAGGGAAGTACAGTTCTGCTAGTGATGAATTCTTAGATTCCAAGTGGGCTAGACAGGTCGGGAGCAGAGCAGTAGAGCTTACCGAAATGATTAGAACAGGTGAGTATCTATAACGAGGTTAGTCCATGCCACTACAACAACTACAGTTAAAGCCGGGAGTTGACCGCGAAAATACACGGTATGCGGCTGAAGGCAGTTGGTACGAGACAGATAAGGTGCGGTTCAGACGGGGTATGCCTCAGAAGATTGGGGGTTGGGCGCGTATATCTGCTGCTACTTTTCTTGGTGTGTGCCGGTCTATGCTTAACTGGGTTACTCTCCAGAGACAGAACCTTGTAGCCGTAGGCACTAACCTCAAGTACTACATCGAGCGTGGTGGAGCTTACTTTGACATTACTCCTATTAGAGCCACAGCAACGCTGACAAACCCGTTTACCACAACGCTGAACTCTACTACTGTTCTTGTTGCTGACGTTGCACACGGTGCGCTTCAGAATGACTTTGTTACGTTTAGTGGTGCTTCAGCAGTGGGTGGTCTGACTCTGAATGGTGAGTTTCAGATTAGCTTTATAGACGAGGACTCCTACAACATCACTGCCGCAAGCCAAGCGTCGTCTGCTGCTACGGGTGGAGGTACAGTCACAGCGGCTTACCAGATAAACACAGGTAACGAAATTGCTGTCCCATTCAGAGGTTGGAGTGCGGGTACTTGGGGGTCAGGCACTTGGGGAAGCAGTGGCGCTACAGATGCTCCTATGCGGATATGGAGTCAGTCTAACTTTGGTGAGGACTTGTTCTTTGGCTACAGAGGTGGACCGATATTCTACTGGGATGCGAGTAATGATCTGACAACTCGTGCAGTGTACGTATCTTCTCTCGGTGGTGCATCTAACGTGCCTACTATAGTTAACAAGACCTTTGTATCAGACATCTTCCGTTTTGCCTTTTGTTTTGGTTCAAACGCACTGGGCAGTGCCACTCTTGATCCTATGTTGATTCGCTGGTCTGATCAAGAGGATGTGACTAACTGGACTCCTGCGGCGACTAATCAAGCAGGTAGCTTACGTCTGTCTAGGGGCAGTGAAATCATTACAACCCTACAAGCACGGCAAGAGGTTCTTATTTGGACTGACACTGCGCTGTACGGTATGCAGTACTTAGGCGCACCAGAGGTGTGGGGTGCTCAGTTACTAGGCGATAACATAACAGTAGCCGGTCCTAATGCAGCAGCTTATTCAGGTAACATTGCGTACTGGATGGGTACTGACAAGTTCTATATGTACGATGGTACGGTTAAAACCCTACCATGTAGTGTACGAAGCTATGTGTTTAATGACTTTAACTTCACTCAGTATGCACAAGTCGTAGCGGGTACTAACGAGCGGTTCGATGAGATATGGTGGTTCTATTGTTCTGCGGGGTCTACACAGAATGATCGCTATGTGGTGTACAACTACCTACAAGACATTTGGTACTACGGCACACTAGCACGTAGTGCTTGGATAGACTCTGATCTACGAGAGAATCCTTTAGCTGCTACTTATAGTAACAACTTAGTTAATCATGAAGTCGGTATGGATGATAACCAAACGGGTGTACCTTCCGCTATTACAGCTACGCTCTTATCCTCTGAGTTTGACTTGGATAACGGTGACAGGTTTATGTTTATCAATCGTATGTTGCCTGACGTAACGTTTGAGGGGTCTACAGTGGATAGCCCTGCGGCAGTAATGACTTTGTTACCTATGGAGAACTCTGGTTCTGGTTACTATAGCCCTACGTCTGAGGGTGGTGTGGACAACGCTACGGTAACTCGTTCTGCTACTGTACCTATTGAGAAGTTTACAGGACAAGTATTTGTGCGTGTACGGGGTAGACAGATGGCGTTTAAGCTTGAGTCTACTGAGCTAGGTGTAGCATGGAAGTTAGGTATACCACGGTTGGAGATGCGTCCTGATGGCAGGAGAGGCTAGTGGCAGAGCGGCTCGTACAGAAAGTTCAAGTCCCTGCGCTACCGATACCTAAAGCTGGGCCGTTAAAAGAGTATCTTGATGCCCTAAACAACATCTTGCGTCTCTTCTTTAACTTGATAGCAAACGCAGTTAACAATGTATTTGGGGAACAGGGAGGTCGGTTTGTAGAGTCTCCTAATGCAAAGTTCTTTTCTACTACAGATCAAAACGCCAGTGTTATAAATACAGCATATGCGTTACAGTTTGAGAATACATATTTAGGTGAAGCCATAAGTATAGCGGGGACACCAAAGACAAGAATTACACCACTCTACTCAGGGGTCTATAACTTTGAACTCTCAGTAGAGTTGACTAGCAGCAATGCTAACTCAAAAGAGCTGTCGTTCTGGGTACGTAGAAGTGGGGTAGACATAGCAAATACTGCTAGAATGCACGTCGTAGCAGGGTCAGGTGGAGTAGATGATTTTGAGTACAGTTTTACCCTAGACTTAACAGCAGGACAATATGTAGAACTTATGTGGGCAACAGACAATACAGGTATAACTATTGATTATCAGGCGGCTGCAAGTCCCCGCCCTGCCGTGCCGTCTACCCTAGTAACCGTAGTTTTTGTATCAGCGTTGCCAGAAACGCTTCCAACACCGTAGGGATAGGTATGGGTACTCTCGTAGAACCAAAAGAAGATACTATGGTATACACCCCACAGGGTTTTGTGCCCTACGGAGCCTTACTTTCAGGGATGGGGTATCAAGATGTAAAAGCAATTATGGACGCACAAGCCTCCGATGCTCTTCTTAGTCAGTTAGAAACTCAATTAACTCCCGAACAGTTAGAAGCGCAACGTTTAGGTCTTTCTGTAGATCAGATGAAAGGCGATACCGAAGATATGGTCAGGAACATACTTCAATTTGGGGGGCAGGATGAAAGTAATCAGCTAGCTATTAATGCTTTAGTTGCGGGTAAAGCTAAACAAGCAGGTGTGCCTCAGCCCAGCCAACAAGACATAGTTGATTACCTAGCAGATATAGGGGCGCAACAAGAAGCGGCGGCAGCAAATGATCCTCAAAGCCTATTAGACAAGGGGATAGACGTAGCTCAAGAAGGAATAGAAACAGTCCAAGGCGGCATAAATACTGTAGGCAGAAAAGTTGGTGAAGGTATAGACAAAGTATTTGAAATATTAAATTTGCCTAACCCTACTAAAATAATCGGCGCTCCCGTACAAAAAAGCGGTACAGTAGTATGGGGGCAAACTGGCGGTAGCCCAGTAATAGGTACAGGTACAACTGGTGCGGGTACACAAACAGGAGTGACGACCGGAAACGCTGGGCTAGACGCTATATTAAACAGGGTTACTGGAGTTCTTACAGGTAAAGTTGCAGCAGACGAAATAATAAACCAAGATATAATTAAAGAAATTTTAGTAGGACAAGCTTCTGAAGAGCTAGGTGTAAGTGTTGATGCAGTAGAAGATGGGATAGAAGGATTAAATAAAGTAAAAGATGCAGTAGTTCCCCCCACTGCTTACGGTGTTGACCTTGGAAAAGAACCAAAGATTGGATCGAGTGGAGTAGAACAATTAGATGTTATCGGAGATATGGGTGATCTTGATACAGTTGTTAAGGGTACACCTCCACCAGAGTCTTTATCACTCATCGAAACTACAACACCTAAAGTACAGACAGTTGGGGATTTAACACCTGCTGCTATACCACGTACTAATGCAGGTACAGATCAACCTGCGCCCGAACCTAAAACACCCGCTGTGGCTTCTGAATCATCTGATGGTGGCGGAGGTGGCGGAGGTGGTGGTTTTGGTACATCTTCTGCTGGGCAGCGCATAGTACAAACAAGCCCAGGCGAGCTAGTAGACATAGATTACTTATACAATATTGCAGGGCCAAGCATTTTTGCACCTGACATTAGCAATGACGAGGATATTATGCCGTACATATATAACAAAGGTGGACCTGTGCAGAAGTTTACTACTGGTGGTGGTCCTATAGACTATTTAGGTGGTGCGTTAAATCAAGATTTAGGACTTACAAATAATCAAAACAGCAAAAGTTTTGGTAGTAAGGTTATGGATTTTCTAGGGGACGATAAGAATCAAAACTTAATCGGTCTTATTGGGGGTGGATTAGGTGGATTGTTAGGTATGAGTGGAGACACTCAGTCCCAAGGAAGTTTAGGCTATCAGGGCGGTATTCCTGACTATAAGGCAACACGAGAGCTAGTACCCAATGCTTTTGATAACACTGGTAGACGGCCCGGTGGTGCAGGAAGACAATACTTTACAGATGTTCAGTACACACCAACTAGCACTACAGAGGGTGGACTTCCTGCCATCATAGGTGCAGAGCAGATAGCGGCTCAAAATGCTGCATATACAGAAGCTTTGGCAGCTCAAGAAGCAGACAATATAGCCTTAGCTAATTCTTTCTTAGGTGCGATCCCAACGGACACTAGCACTGCTGCTACACCCGTTACACCTGATACACCTGTTACACCTACTACACCTACTACACCTACTACACCTACTACACCTACTACACCTACTACTGATTCTGTTATTGATTTTGTTGATGAGTTTAGTGATGAAAGTCCAATGGGACCAGTTAACCCTTTCCCTAGCTATGAAGCGCAGTTGCGTTCAGGAGAAAAAACTCCGAATCAATTAGCTACTGATTTAGGTATAGAAGAAGAAGACCTTATTACTCGTCTTATAAATGCAGGTAACACAGATGTTAACGAAGTTCTTGAGTATTACAGTACGCTGTATCCAGAGTTGTATGGCAACACTACTGTAGCTGATGTTAATAAATACTTATACCCTGACCAATATGCCCAAGGTGGAGATATAAACCAATACTATTTAGGTGGTTCTACAGATGGTATGGCTGATGATATTCCTGCTATGATAGGTAACTCCCAACCCGCTGCTTTAAGTGATGGCGAGTTTGTTATACCCGCAGATGTGGTAAGCCACTTGGGTAATGGTAACTCCGATGCAGGAGCGCAAAACCTATACAGTATGATGGACAGAGTGCGTAAAGATCGCACTGGTAATCCTAATCAGGGTAAGCAAATAGACCCTAATCAATATTTAGCGTAAGGAAACAACTATGGCAACTCCAACTATACTAGGACAAAGTAGTTCGTTATCGCCTTTTGCTGGGCCTTACGTTAGCGAGATGCTGGGTAGAGGTGCTGCGTTAGCAGATATGCCCTATCAAGCCTACCAAGGACCACTTACTGCTGCACAATCGCAACTACAGAATCAAGCTTTTACAGGACTGGCTAACTTAGCCGTCCCACAAGCAAGTATGGCAGGATCATTTACAGGTGCAGGGTATACCCCACCTACCGCCGAGCAAGCCGCAATGGGGCAAACAGGGACTTATGCTCCCGCTACAGATAGCGTACTTCAACAATACATGACTCCTTACTTACAAGGCGCACTTGAACCGCAGTATGCAGCCGCAAGAAGACAAGCTGATATAGCCCAGCAAGGACTGCAAAGTCAGTACGGTAAGGCAGGAGCGTATGGTGGGTCACGTCAAGGGATTGCGGAAGCTGAACTACAGCGTGGCTTGTTAGATAGAATGGCAGGAATTACAGGCGCAGGTTATCAAGACGCTTTTCAACAAGCACAGAATCAATTTAATACTGAACAAAATTATGGATTGCAAGCTTTAGCTGCTCAACGCGCAGGTGGTGCAGAACAACGTGCTATTGAAAGCCAAGGAGTTATGGCAGATATAGCTCAGTTTGAAACCGAAAGAGACTATCCGTTTAAACAAGTACAGTACCAGCAGTCGTTACTACAAGGCTTGCCGATTAGTACTGAAACTAGACAGTATGCGGAGCCTAGCGCGTTAGGACAATTTGCAGGTGGTGCATCTGGTATTATAGGATTACTTCAAAGTATAGGCTTAGTACCTACGCAGCAGGGGAATACATAATGGCTGGCATATTTGAAGAAGTACAAATGCGAGAAGATGCTTACGCAAACAACCC